GCTGGAATCACAAAAAAATTATTTGAATTTACAGGCAAAGTTGGCAAATGTGATAAAGGACATGTTGTAAAAATACATGAATCTGGATTTGGATTTTGCGATGAATGTTCTACTAAAGGCGTTTTAAATCATACATTATGGATACCACCTGATCATGCAATGAAAGTTGAGGAAATAAAATGAAATTGTTAAAAGATATTATCAACAACGAATTTACTAAGCAACTACATTGGACTACAGTAGTCAGCGAAAAAGGCATGCTGGCAGTAATTGGTTGTCTGACACTTGTGGCCGCAGGCTTAGATATATGGGAAATGTTTTTAGCAAGAAACATTGATCTTGCAGATTTATTCTTATTGTTTATCTATGTTGAAATAATTGGCATGGTTGGAGCATATTACAGTACCCATGTTATACCTGTAACATTTCCGATTGTAATCGCAATAACTGCTATGTGTAGATTGCTAATACTGCAAGGTAAAGAAAGCGAACCGTGGGTGCTTATTAGTAGTGCTGGTGCAATAATCATATTAGCCGGTGCAGTATACATATTGAACATAGGCAAAAAAGAATGACTGTAACCTATATGAAAGAAGGTGCTCCTAAAAGTTGGGATAAAACACCTCGTACATATGAAATTGCTTGGCCAGATGGCAAAAAAGAAATTTGGAAAGATATAAATGCACGTGCTTGTATAATAAAATATGAAAGTATGGATCCAGGTGGCAAAGGATTATCATTGAGAGAAATTACAGGCAAAGAATTACAACTGCTAAAGGTCATGAACAATGGATAGAGAAGATTTCGTACATCTGGTATATCCAATAGTTGCAGTTGTTGTTTTTTTTGCAATAGTGATTCCAATTGTTGTGTACTTAAACTAGGAGTAATTATGGATAGAGATACAAAGTATAAAAAAGTCGGCGATAAACACTACGTCGAGTTTTACGAAGACAACAGTATGATAGGTGTGATTGACTACAGTGATCACAGTATGCATTATGTTGAAGATGCTGTTGAAAATTTTCGCAGTGGGTTAATGACTAAAGAAACAATCGAAAGGTACAATATAAATGGCAAGAATCAGTAACACCAAAGGACTAAAACAAGTAGGCGGAAGTCAATTTGAACTAATAATGGCTGCCGCTGGCAGAGCTAGAAGTTATAGTGCTGATAATCAGCCATTAACACCTCATTTTAATAAAAGAGGTATGACTGCACTTAGAGAAATTGAACAAGGTCTAATATCAACCGAAGACAACAAAGAAATGATGATTAACAAGTATCGTCGACATATACCAAAAACTGCTGAGGCTGATCCTATATTGGATAACTAAACATAAACGGAGGCGTTTATGAAAATAATTTTATTACTAGTGGCTCTACTGTGGAGCCACTCTTCATTTGCAGACAAAGGAATAACAATATGTCACGGACAGTTTGCATTATGTGCGGCCAGTGCCTGTGAACCAACTGGTGGCACTATAACTAACCAAAACGGAGAATCTTTTCCTGAAGCCAAGTGTACATGTCCTATACTTTATGGTGATAACATTGCTGACCTCAGTGCTGGTAACATGACAAGCTGTGAACCAACAGATGAGAATTCAGTATGGAGTACCTTTTGGCCGAGATTTGATTATCCAAGGCAACAAAATGATTTTTCACACAATAGAGACCTAATGAAAGGCAACGTAGTCGAATGTCCATCAAGTTTAAAACAAGGACATAAAGCAAGCAATTGTTTTAGTTGGAATTGTAAAATAGACAAAAACGGCGTAGCCATATGCTCATGCCCAATGGGACAAGAATCACCAGAAACTGCATTCTTAATTGAAAGCACCATAGAAGGTACTGATCGTTGTTCGCAACATCCTGTTAGTTTGCCATTGGTAAGTCAAATGTTTGAACGCAAAAAACAAAACTAATAAATATCTGTATGAAAAGAGCTGAATTTAGAGAACTAATGGGGCAAATGTTATTTGCCTTCCTCTTCGTAATGTTACAATTACTAGGCGTGTTAATAATTTTTAAGGACCAACTATGATTAGTATTGAATGGTATGAAAAATCAAAACAGGAACACTATATGGAAGTACTGATACGCCACGATAGAGAACGTACCTGTTGGAACGATAGAATGAAGTACTGGGAGGAATATTATGCCGAACGGAACTAAATTTGCTAACGAACTAATGTTTGGAGTAAAAGGACAACTTATACCAGACGAATATACTGAGTCAGATATACGTCACATGGAAAATCAATATATCAAACGACTTTGGGGCAACTGCGAAAGACTGCCTCGCAGTCAAGAACGTTTTGAAAAAGCATGGAGAGAAGCAAATGGGTAAAAAGAAATCAAGAACCAGTGAAACGTCAGCAGGTGTGGTTGGCAAGTCATTTAAACAGGCTAGTAAGGCCTTACGTAAAGAGTATATGCAAAGTACACAAAGAGCAACCAATCAATTGGCTGCTTTTTACAAAGGTAGGAAAGTAATGCTTACCATACCCAATCCAAATACAAACGAAACAAACAAACGTTTTATACGTGTAAATGCCCGTGACGTTTGGTCAGGTGGCGGTAAAGAAAAGAAACGTTAATCTTTTTCAAGAAAAAGGTTGACAATATACTATTTTGTGTTAAGCTGTATATACAGTTAGAAAACGGAGATAGTATATGTCAAGTCCAATTAGCACAAACAGTTTAAAAAAACTTATTCTTAAGTCAGACAATCCAGCAATTAAGATCAATCTTTTGCTAAGAACACTTCCACATTCCATTATGCATGAAATGCAAAGACAAGAGCCTAATAGAGCTGTTGTTGATAATCTAAGTCAAAAACTTAGGATGGTAGAAAAATTAGCGGTTGACATATTATAAAAGTGTGTTATTATAAAGTTACAGTTAGAAAACAAACAGAAGGATATAGCCCATGTCAAGTTCAAGTCAAGTAGAATATAGAACAGTTACTACTACTGGTGCAAAAAGTGCAATTAAAGTAGCATTCAAAAAGAAAAGACCAATATTTTTATGGGGACCTCCAGGCGTAGGTAAAAGTGATATTGTTCAGCAGATCACTGATGAAGCTGGTGGTTTTATGTTTGATCTACGTTTAGGTCAAATGGACCCAACTGACCTTAGAGGTATGCCTTACTTTAATAAAGACTTAGGCGTTATGGATTGGGCTCCGCCAATTGATCTTCCATCACCAGAGTTTGCTAAAGACTATCCAATGATAACTGTGTTCTTAGATGAGATGAACAGTGCTCCTGCTAGTGTACAAGCAGCCGCTTATCAGTTGGTGCTTAACAGAAGATTAGGCAAGTATGTTTTACCAGACAATGTGGTTATTATTGCCGCTGGTAATAGAGAGTCAGACAAAGGTGTTACATTTAGAATGCCTACTCCACTTGCAAATAGATTTGTGCATGTTGAAATACGTGCAGACTATGAAGCATGGTTTGATTGGGCCGTTGAAAATGGCATTCATCCTGATGTGGTAGGTTACTTGAGTTTTGCCAAGCAGGACTTGTATGACTTTGATGCTAAAAGTTCTAGCAGAGCTTTTGCTACTCCTAGATCATGGAGCTTCGTAAGTGAGCTTATTGAAGAAGACATGCCAGAAACTACAGCAACTGATCTTATTGCCGGTACTGTAGGCGAAGGCTTGGCAGTGAAGTTCCAAGCACACAGAAAGATTGCTGGTAAACTTCCTAATCCAACAGACGTACTTGCTGGTAAGGTAAGCAAACTAGATGTGCAAGAAGTTAGTGCAATGTATTCACTTACTATCAGCATGTGTTATGAGCTTAAAGAAGCATTAAGCAAGGTTAAAGATGCTGAGTTTCACAAGATGAGTGATAACTTCTTTAGGTTTATGATGGATAATTTTGAGACTGAGTTGGTTGTTATGGGTGCAAGGATTGCATTGACAACATATGCTATTCCGTTTCAACCTACTAAACTTAAAAACTTTGATGAGTTTCATCAACGTTATGGAAAATATATCCTTGCAAGTCAAGGATAAAGAGCTTGGTTGAGGGCCGTTTTCTAACTGTAAATCGAAAAGCATAGGGCTATGCAGGCCCTCAACCAAATCACAGGCGCAATAGAAGACATCGAAAAGATAATGAACGAACACCTTAAGGATTATATTAAGGTGTTTCGTCATTATACACCTTATGATCCAAAAGAATGGACCGACCTACTTAAACAAGTACACCGAGACTTTGGCAGACCCGCAGAAAGATGGTGCTGGCAACTAGATCACAAATGGCAACGTTCAATGATGGAAGATCCAGAATGGCGTGGTGTTGCAGTAAATGAATGGCATGTGATATTTTATTTTAAAGAAGAATACGACGCTGTGATGTTTGGACTTAAATACTAGCATGAAGTATACAGTAAAAAAATTAGATGGAAGATATGCTTATAATAATCACTTTGAATATTGTATAGAATTTTCACGCGAATTGTTTGGTCCTTTTGATTATCACAGAGCAATGATGTGGATGATTGTCACCTATGGATACAGTGCTGAAGTTAGAGATTACATGCAAATACAAAGCATGATGAAAAAACGTCAACAGTTTAACGTTCCTGGTTCAGACGATCCAGAATTTATAAACTCAAATTGGACATGGACCAATGGTAGTGAAAGACTAAGACTGTATGTAAAAGATGAAAAGATGATTACACTTTTTAAATTAAAATGGGCTGAAGAAAAATGAAAGTAACTGATATTAAGTTAATACGTGATCCAATTATGGAAGTGTATCGTGGTAATGTTCAATTCGGCAACTACACCATGCGAATTAATTTGGAAAAGCCAAGTAATCTGTACAGTATTATGATAAGTCATGATAATCAATATGTTAATTTAGCTGGTATTAATCCAGGTAGTACCATTACAAGTTTTTTATCAGAGTCTGATATGAACCAAAGATTACAAGCAATGGAAAAGTATGCCAATGAAAACAGTTGACCTCCACGGATACAAAGTGCATGATGCTTGGAAAACATTTATTGCTTTTGCATACGAAAAAAGTTTGGATAAAGAAAAACATATTAGAGTAATCACAGGGCATGGATTAATTCAAAAAGAATTCCCCAATTGGTGCGAGGCTTGTGTGCATGTACGACAATGGGACACTGAACCGTATAATACAGGCAGTTGGAAAGTAAGACTTAGATGACCATTGATAAAATACAAAAATGGCGAGATGAATTTGACTTCTTAGATGAAAATGATAGACTAATGTATATTATAGATCTTGCTAAAAATACAACATCATTGCCTAAAAATCTTAGAACCGAAGATAGATTAGTCAGAGGTTGTATGAGTCAAATATGGATAGATGTCGGGCTAGTAGATAATAATACTAAAGTATACTATGATAGCGACGCAATGATAACCAAAGGTATTACCAGTATAATATGCGATTGTTTTAGCGATATTACATTGGAACAGGCAAAAACTATTAGCAGGGACCAAATTGAATCTCTGGGTATACGACAATTGCTTACTGCACAACGTAGAAATGGACTGAGCAGTCTAATTGAAAATATCCAAAAAAGAATAGCAATACTATGACCATACTAGGATATATTTTAGTTGCAGTAACTCTAAGTGTGCATGGTGAAGTTGTTGGTACTGGCATAAACTATCACAAAACAAAACAGGATTGTATCACAGATGCAAACAGAGAAAAAGCACTAGCACCGCCAGGTTATGGTTTTGTGTGTTTAGAAGATGTTGTTCAATTTGATAAAAAAGGTTGACACTGTGAATATATGTGTTATAATGTATGTACAGTTAGAAATTAGGAGTACTATATGGCAGATACAGTAAACAAGGATATTGCAGAAAAGTTCAAGGACATACTAGGTCCAATGGATCCTGCAAGAGATAGAGAAGTACGTGAAATATTAATTACTGCACGTGTTGGTATGTTGTTACGTGCTAGTTTCTTTGGTAACCTTGCTACTAGACTTAAACTTGTAAATGCTGATGAGTGGTGTGCTACTGCCGCAACTGATGGTAGAAACTTTTACTACAATAGCAAATTTATTAAAATGCTACGTCCTAAAGAAGTTGAATTTCTTTTTGGGCATGAAGTGTTGCATTGTGTATATGATCATATGAGTAGACGTGGCGATAGAGATCCACAGTTACATAATGTTGCATGTGATTATTGTGTAAATGCAGATCTTAAAAAACACAGAGTTGGTGAATTTATTACCACTGTTCCATGTTTATATGATATAAAGTATGAGGACTGGGCAAGTGAAGAAATATATGATGACTTGTACGAAAATGCTGATAAGATCGATATGGATCAACTTGTAAAGCAGATGATCGATCAGCACTTGGATGGTAAAGAAGGCGATGGCGAAGGCAATGATGAAGGCAAAGGTCCGGCAAAGTATACAAAAGAAGAACGTGAAAAAATCAAAGAAGAAATAAAAGAAGCCATGCTTAGTGCGGCCCAGGCCAGTGATCCAGGTAATGTGCCTGCTGGTGTTAAACGTATTGTGGCACAACTAACTGAGCCTAAAATGAACTGGAGAGATCTACTACGTATGCAGATGCAGTCATGTATCAAGAGTGATTACACATTTAAACGTATGCATCGTAAGGGTTGGCACATGGATGCTATACTTCCTGGTATGGACAATGATGAATATATTGATATCTTTTGTGCATTAGATATGAGTGGTTCAATTGGCGAAGTACAAGGCAGAGACTTTATGAGTGAAGTCAAAGGCATAATGGAAGAGTATGGACAATTCCGTGTTACATTATGTTGTTTTGATACACAGGTGTACAATGTGCAGGTGTTTACA